AGAATGTGTGTGGGGTACTCGCGACTGGGATAAATTTCTTCAAGATGAAGTAGTGAGGTTAGCCGAGGTTAAGGGATTGGGGTCAGGAACCATGCTCATTGTCGCCTCAGAAAAATGGCTACTTGAAGCTCAAGAGGTTTAAAATGAGTAACGTGAACTGGGTAAAAGACGAGGCTAACTGGAAAAAAGTCGATCTTACACAATTCCCCTTCTACTTCACTGAAGATCACCCCGAAGTGGATAAATTTCATAAAGGAGTTCAAAAAGAGTTAGGGGGTAAAAATCTTGAGTACTTCTGGGGTGAAGAAAGTGAAAATGAGCCAGACTATCTTGAAAATTTTGAGTGTCACGGCTGGGAAAACGTTTTTCGCTATGATGGCTATAGGAACGACCCAACTGAAAGTTGCTATAATTTTGGTGTTGTCTCTATGATAAAGGGTTCACCACTAAAGGGCGTTGGGTGGGCTATTATCTTTGAAATGAACTGCCCTATTTGGATTCGGGAGGGTTAAAAATGGAAATTGACGAGGAATAAATAAGATAAAAGAGTATTAGTCCGGTTAAAACTGGGCCTTTACTATTAGGGGTAGCGCTAACTAACCAGGAAGGTACTAAAATGACTGAAACTCACTTGCGCGAATGGCCTAACTATAAAGTGGCCGATTATTGTACTCTAGCTTGGTCTGATCGGTACACTATTGTGGCTTTTACTGTGGACCAACTTAAGATGACGCATAATTGGGCAGAGTCAAGTAGCCCTAATTCAGTTGTTCTTGGGCACTACGACCCTGAAGAATGGGAGTTCTTTGTAGCTCCTGACAAATGGGAAAAGTTTCTTCAAGATGAAGCGGTACGCCTGGCCGAGGAAAAAGGGCTTGATCCTAAAACTACCTATCTTCAAGTTCTAACAGATGCCTTTAGTGGCTCACTGCTCGTTGGTAATGGGACGGGGTACTGGGATTAAGGCGGTAACTAACTAACCAGGAGGGTACTAAAATGGCAGGATATAAATGGGAAGACACTACTATATCAAAGATACTACGGGAGGTTGGTGGCACCTATGCTTATCTATCTTCGGATGTATGCACTGTAGATGAAGAAATAGCCGTTAAAAAAGAAGACCGCCGATCTCAAAATAAAGTTTTAGTAGCGGCACTAAAAGCTGAATTCGGGGACTCTCAAATTCAATGGATCTACCCAGAACTCATGGAACATTATGATGATGCCTCTGATATGCTTATCTATGGGACAGTGTTTAATGATGAGGAGGGCATTAGTGCCATACTCAAGATAGATGAAAAGTGGTTTCATTGGCTCACCTATATGCCTTTAGGTGCTCATTCTGACCAACATAAGGGGTGGGTTAAAGTTATGCCTGACGGCTCCTCCGTTTATGGTCTTGAGGTATATGGTGCGGAATGTTATAGCGGCGCTCAAATTTATATCCGCGTAAAACCGGGCGAATCTGACAGATACCGTGGGGAACGGGAGTACCGTAATAAAGCGATAGCTGATTGTCGTCAAATGGGCGAAATGCGTAGGATAAAAAAGAGCGCGTCCTAGCGGCTTGTTGGGACTAACTCAATAATTGGTGGCCCCTATATATACAGCTCGAGAAGAGGGGTACTCCTAAAAATTATTGGGGAGTATTTACCAATAAGCCAATATGGGAGGAGCTAAGTTATTGGTACATGGGAGTTTGTTAGGTATTGGTACTGGGTATTGGTACTTATTGGTAGTCTAAGACCAATATGTTGCTCAACCCACCGCGACTTCTAAGTTTTTGCTTTCATCCATCGTTCTCGAGTTGTATAATAGGTAACTGAATATGCCCCGACGAAAAATAGATACCATTAATCCTGTCGTAGTCAGACCCCTGACTCCGCGGCAAAAGAAGTTCGCTGAAGAAATAGTCCTCGGTCGCTGCTCACAAACTGAAGCCGCCCGACGTGCCGGGTACGCTAAATCGTCAGCGGCGGTAAGGGCGTGTGAACTGCTACGCATCAGTAGGTTCCCTAACATCGCAAACTACATCAATGATCTTCGTCTAGAACTGTCAAAGAAATTTGAAATCAGCTATGAAGGTCATCTTCGCGATCTAGGCGACCTCCGTGATCGGGCAGCGGCTAATAATCAGTTTAGCGCCGCGATCAACGCCGAAACTCATCGTGGTAAAGTTGGTGGGCTGTATGTTGATCGTAAGGAAGTTCTACATGCACATATAAACGCGATGAGTAAAAATGATCTCATTCATCGCCTCGAAGAGCTAGACAAAGAAACTGGTGGGGCCATTAAGAAAGTGATTGAAGCCGAGTACAAAGATGTCGGTTAAGCCCGAGTCCAAACTTTGGCGGATGCTACGGGACAATATTACTGATATACACTGGGTTCGTATTGAATCTTGGTCGTCTCCTGGAGTCCCGGACGTTAATGGGTGCGCTGAGTTTGGTGAGTTTTGGATAGAGCTCAAGATAATAAAAAATAAACGGATTGCTTTGTCGCCTCATCAAATTGCCTGGCATCTAACTAGGTCGCATCATAATGGTCGCTCCTTCATCTTAGCGAGGGAGGCAGCCAAGACTCCTTTGATTTTGTTTTCCGGATCACAAGCTAAAGATCTAGTAGATCTGAAGATGGCCGAGATCCCCCCGATCGTCAAGATCGACCACCCTTATGACTGGGGCAGGCTCCGTAGCGCGTTTGAAAATAAGCGATAAAGAAGATAAAAAAGAGCTTTGCTCGGGTACTCATTTGAACTAATATTCTTCTTAGTTAAACGGTAAGCGTTTAACGATGGCCAGAAAGGAGAAAGACCCATGGCTACTCAGAAAGCTAACTCAACATTTGAGGTCACCGAGGATTTCTTGAAGATCACCGAAGCGATGCAGGACAAGGCGCACCGTTCTTGAAGCGTCAGTCTGGCAAACGCTTTGATATCAGCGAGCGTATTAATCAGGGCGGGTTGGCTAAGGAAATTGTCACATATGCCCGAGCTAAGGGTGGCTCAGAACGTGACGTCACGGCTCATTTGGTAGGTGGTTTCGGTTTGTCGTCTAAGTTTTATGGACAGTCGTTCATCACGCTTTACGCCGCGTAAGTTCCCTCCCTTTCTTACGCAACTGGCGCAAACTGGCCCCGCTTCGGCGGGGTCCTTTTTTGTGTCGCTTGCTGATCGCTTTGATCGCTTTGATCGCTTTGATCTAAGCCCCCCCTGACCATACTTTACCTAGCCCCGCCCTACCTAACCTGATATAAAGATCTGTTAGATCTGAGTAAGCGCAATCAGATTAACACTGATGTTCGGGGGATAAACTAGGATAAAAAATAGGGCGTTAAAACGGTAACTAACCTAAAGGGGCTTAAAATGTCAGATGAGTACGTATGGAGTTTCTCGGGGTTTAGGATGGCCCCGTGCTTTATAGCGATCACAGACACCCCAGTTGATGGAGTGCCACGAATTCAGGAGATCAACGAAGAAGACTCAGTCGAATACAATGAGTCCAATACGCCGCCTCACCCTCAAGATCTAGCATGGGTTAAAAAGAGGGCTCACAATTGTATGGGCGAGCTAAATTACGACCCAGATGTTGAGGTTGTAAATGTGTGGCAACTCGTAGGCACGTTTACTAAAATAGGCCCTACCAATTAAAAACAGTAAAAAGGGCGGGTGTAAAAAGCTCGCCCTTTTTACTATAGGGGCGTTAAAACGGTAACTAACCTAAAGGGGTAAAGAGATGGCGATTGAAGTTGATGATGTAAAGTTGATGGCCAGTACGGAGGTAATTGATGGGTACTCTTACCAGATCCTAATTACTAAAGGCGTGGCTGCTGAGGGCATCTCGCCTGTTGACCCGCCTGATCCAAAGGGCATCTACCTAGATGTTTGGGTTGTTGACGAGGTCAACGGCATCACTCACGACCACCAAACCTTTGACCTTACTAGCTACTGTAGGTTAGTGGGGGCGGTTAGCGGGTCTCCGCGCCGTGACTAACTAAGACGTAAAAGGGCGGGTGGACAAAGCTCGCCCTTTTTACTATAGGG